ATATTCAGACAGGGGAATCGTGATGGTTTGTTCTTCTTTTAAGTTTACAGCCTTTATGGTTTTATCTACCATTTAGTTTTTTCTTATACACTTCTACGGAAACGCCTTCTTTTTTGGCACGGAATTTAATATAATCATCGACCAGTTTAGAGATCATTCCTGCAGGTGCTCGGAATTTTTCCTTACACATTCCTTTCAATAATTTATAGTCTTCCATTTTTACTGCGACGCTTTTCCATTTAGTTATGTCCATGTTTCTCCTATTGTTGTTGAAGATCGTTTAGTTTTGTTTGTAACAGGGTCACGATCTTGTTAATGTCCCCTAACTTATTATTGATAAGATCTAATTTCTTTTTAATTCTATTCGTTTGTAATTCCTTTAAATAGTAAGGTTGTTTGGCATAGTCTCCAGCGCCAAAACTAGCTTTGCCGAATGGTTTTTCCACTGTCATTTTAGGATTGGCCATCTTTTACCCTTTTTAATACAGAGCCTACTTCTGTTTGATCATATTGGTTTTGAAATTTATCAATCTTATGTTGAATCTCTATTTTTAATTCTTCCAATACTTTTATCTGTCCTACAAGTGAACCACTACGATAGGCATCCATTGTTATTTTAGAGAATTCCATAACCTGTTTTCCAAAATCGTTAGGGAGTTTTGTATCTGCGCCTCCCCCTCCTAGTGGTGTGTCATTTTTAGTATTCATAATTTACTACCACTCCTCACTATTTAATTGATTTGTGTACTGTGTAATAGGCACACGTAACCTTTTAGCTATATCAATTTGTGTTTGAGTAAGTTTAACTGTTTTTCTCATTTTAGGTCTAGATTTTAAATTAATTTTTTTATTTATAAAAGGTTTCATAAACAAATTTATTATTTTATAATACTTCTCCGTTTTAGGGTTCACGTTTATATCTATTAATTCTTCGTGAAAATAAATTGCTATAAGTGTTAACAATTTCTTTTTTCCAAACCATCTATTATCTTTAGCCCATTTTTTTGCTTTTTTATCGATCATTACCATCCAAATATAGTGAATCCCATTATAATGTAAATTATACTACATACAATAAGAAATACAGTAAAATTAACTGTCATTTTTCTTCTTCCTTTTTTCCAAGAGAACCCGGTCTCTCTTTGCTTCCTTAATAATACAAGTGCCTTTCTTTTTTTTAAGTTTCTTTGTTATACTTTGGCCACTATCTTCAAGCTGCGCTATCATTTGTGCAAACTCTTCTTTAGTATAAGAGGCCATATGCAGCCCCTGCAATTAAAACTAAAGTAATCTTAGGAAACATTGCCATTAACAATAATATCAAAATTAGAATTGTCCAATTACTCATGCCACTTGTCTCCATTACTTTGTTCTCGTCTTTCAGCCAGTTCATCATATACTAATTGAGTAGCTACGGTCGTACTAAAAGGATGAATAATATCTCCTTTTGCATTAGTTAATTTCATTTCTTTAATTGTATCAACATGCATATCAAAATCTGTTGAGTCTTCCAAGAGAGTGCCCTGGGCATCATGTAAAGGGATGCTTGCTAATTGTTGGTCAACCCGCTCTATGATAGTATGAAATAAGGAGCTCTTACTTTTAAGTTTCATGTAATCTTAGATATATGGGATAAACTGTTAAGTCAACCAAAAAATGAAGTATATTTTAATGATATGGATGTGTTCTTTCCTCAATGAGCCGAACTGCTCCCCACCAATGACTAGCGAAAAAATCTATGACTCTTGGTATGAATGCACACAGGCTGCATATGCTAAATCTCGTCAAGTGATAGCGAAGATAGGATATTCATATGTTAATGAATTTGAGGTTGCTACAAAATTCACTTGTACCCGGGCTGGGCCTCCTGTATAGATTAAATGTGGCTTTTTTAGCCTTTATTATGTTATTGACATTGTATCCCAACATGCCTTATTATTACTCATGAGGTACTATCGTATCAGGGTGATAGTTAAAGGACGATTGTACATCGAGACGATAGAAGCTAAGGACATATGGGATGCCTTTAAAATCTTGGTTCAAAGGGCATCTGATGGCTTAGTAAAACTAAAAGAAGATCAGGGCTTTTACCAACAGAAACAAGTCCAGATCACTTATGAGGAGGTAGCGGATGGCACTTCAGGAATTAGTGCAAACGAAGTTAGACCTAGAGCACAAGTGGGCGAAGAAAGCCTTGACATCGCAACGTGAAGAAATGAAATGGATAGATATTAAAATTAAGGATGTTAAGAAGCTTGTAGATAATCATGTGGAGCAGGACGGAAAACTTTCGATTGCAACATGAGCAAAGCTAGTAAAAAACTAAGAAAGCTTAAAGATCAGTTAGATAAACTAGAAGAGAAAGAACACGATATTCTAGATCAAATGGATGAAGTTATTGATGAATTAGATGACGAAGATGACAAGGATGAATAAGTAATTATTCACAATAATGTCCTTGAATAGTTCCTCGTCCATCATTTAAATACCATCCCTGTGTTAGGGCATCAAATTTAAAGTCGGGCGCCCCTTGTTGATCACCATATCTATAGGTAGACATTATTTTATAATACGCATTTCCAAAAGCTAGACAATCCATAACATCTAAGGGAGGATTAAAATCTATTCTCTCGTGAAGAACGGTACCGTTAAATAAAAGTATAAGGATAACTAATGTTTTAGCCATTTAGTGGTCATAATGATCTACGATGCGCTGTAATGTTTCTTTTTTGACAATACTAAAAGGAAGAAGATCCTTGGCTAATTTATAGGCATCTCTGAAAGAACATCGCCATCTCCAATTATCAAAATTTTGTTTATGACGTGCTCTTCGTATATGTAAAGTTCCAAAACCAGCTTTCTCCTTGAGCCACTCCATTACTCCTTTATGATTCATTTGAATTTCGACATGAATGCTAGAACATTTATAAAATTTATTATTTGAACACTTCTTTATTCTTCTCCTGCAATCAATCCAACCCTCTCCGTCTACAATACCAGCAAAATAACGAGCATCATTTTCAGTCATGAGTCGTGCCCCAAGAGCTTCCCGTCTTGACATCAACAACAAAAGGTAGTTTAAATTCTATACAATTTTCCATTATGCTTTTAATCTTTTTAACATCCTTCTTATCAGATTTACTAACATTAAAACAAAGTTCATCATGAATCTGTAAGATAGGCAGATAACCTTTTTCGTAACAAGAAAGCATGGCTTGTTTGGTTTGATCAGCTGAAGAGCCCTGTATCAAACGATTTAAAGCTTTATAAGTGTAGGCTCTTTTAATATTGTCTCTTCCATATTTAGCTACGGCGTTATCGAAAGTTTCTGCCGTGTGTAAGCCAAAATCTTTGGGCTCCCACATATCGAATCTACATTTTCTACCTTTCTTGGTTCTAATGACCCCTTTATCATTTGCAGTTTGCATACATCTATCCGACAACATCTTAACGAAAGGAACTTTACGGTTATATTTAGAAATAAGTAATGTAGCTTCCTCTTTAGATACCCCTAGTGAAGTAGCTAGTTTGTTTTTCCCCATTCCATACATGAGACCCAGACCTATAGTTTTAGCCTGAACTCTCTCTATACCTACTAAATCAGCTACTGTTTGGTGAAAGTCAGTGCTAGCTTTATGGTAGGCCTCTACTAATTCACTACTTCCTTCGTAGCCATTGCCAATAGAAGCTGCATAGTGGACCGTCATTCGTGGTTCTTGTTGCGAGTAGTCAAAGGATCCCCACTTCTGTCCGTCTTCAGGCACAAAGAGAGATCGAATCATAGGGCCAAACTCTTTGTTCCGGGCGGGAACTTGTTGGAGATTGGGATTAGACATGCTCAATCTTCCTGAGACTGTTCCTCCGTTGTCTCCTCTTAATTGATTTATTTCTGCGTGTATTCTTCCCTTCACCTGGTATTTCATGATAGAAGATAAGAAGGTATTGTGAAATTTATTTATTTCTCTAGCCTTAACGACCAATTTAGCAATTTTATGTTTACAATTAATCAACCAGTTTTGGGTGAATGATGGTTCACCTGTTTTGGCAGTCCGTGGGTAGTCTATCTTCAGCTTATCAAAAGCTTTTGCGATTTGACGTGCTGCCCAGATATCTGTGTCTAGCCCTGCTTCTTTTCGTATGGCCAATAGTAGTTCTTTTTCTTGGAGCTGCATCTTTGTTCGTAATTTTTCAGCTAACTCCACTTGTACTCTTACCCCTCGTTGACGCATTGCGATTAACACTGGGAGTAGGTTAGATTCTAAGTCCCACACTGTTTCCAGACTTTGTTGCATAATTTCTTTCTTAAGCTGTTGCCATAGAAGGTACGTGAGTCGTGCATCCTGTTCGGCATAAAAACCGACATACTCTGCAGGTAATTTCCACATCTCTCCTTTGGGATCAACGCCATGTTCTTTAGCTGCAATGATCAAATCAGTTTCAGCTTTGATCTCTCCTAAATAATCTTTAGATAAAGAGTTTAAAGAATAAGACCAACGGTTTTCATTAACAACGGCTGCAGCAATCATGGTATCGACAATAGTGCCTTTCACTTTAATGTCTTCCTGTTCAAGCCAGCCTACATCGTATTGAGCATTATGAAATATTTTAGTGGCGGGAAGAGCGCAAACATTTCTCATATATTTTTTAACTTGTTGAGGAATCATATTGCCTCCCCCATAGTGAGCAAAAGGATAATAACCTTGCCAGCCTTCGACGGCTACGGCAAAGCCAATAATGTTTCCATTTCCAGTTGCCCAGCCTGCGCCCTGGCCAGAATTAATTCCTTCGTCTCGTGTTTCTAGATCGATGGCAATTTCTTTAGCTTGGGATAAATCTTTGTATTCAGCTGGGCAAGACCAGATATGTTTTTTAAAATTCATCGAGAGTTGCAGACTCATTTATAATCCCTGTCAATAATCATATCAATATAATGCTTTGCTTTTTCCAAATCTTTAACTTCTCCTTTTGAGGCGTGCCTGCAAATATATTTAATAGCATTTCCTTCGGCGAACAGCAACCTGTTCTCATTGATAAACTCGCTAGGTTGGATTTTCATATCCTTGTAGTGAGTTCCTCCAACTTGTTTTTTATAAACGCTCATTAATGTAATCTCTTTTTAGGATCCTTGTAGGGTTTAACCTCTTCTGCGGTTTCTATAACAGTTTTTAACATGTCTTCGTATTCTTCCACACTTAAAACAGTTTTATAAAGTCGCATAGCAATTGCAAGATAAGTTGCTGCAACCATTTGCATTGGGTAATTTTCACCATAAATCATAGCATCTGTAAAAATTTTCTGATAAATTCTTTTTAATTTTTCATCGTCTGTCATATTTTTTAAACATCATTCGCCATAACCAAGAGCGTGTCATAGAAATAACTGTAAAGATTGAAGCAATACCAATACTATCAAGAATACTCGGATAAAGCCCAAAAAAAGGAAAGCAAAAAATTTGTATCAAGATAGCTAGAATAAATCCAGAACCAACATCAATAATACTTTCAATTAGGCTTCGCACGGGATGACTTTCTTTTTAAACGTTTTTGCGCTTCTTCTACTATCTTAAATATATCACGCCAACCTGTTTCTTTTTTGATGGTCTTAATCATGTCGCGTAATTGTTGATAGTAAGTGTTCATATCAGGTTTATTATTTTTCTTGGACATAGGTTAAATAATCTCCCCCAATTGGGTAATTATATTTATAATTTGTATCTAACAAATGAATTGTTTTTCTAGCACGAGTTGTACCTGTGTACCATACTTTTTTTTCATTAGTTTTTTCTTCACGGGATTTGGTTTTAAAATTAGAAGGATAATTAGCTTTAGCATATAAAACCACGTGATCTGCTTCTCCTCCTTTAACTGAATGAATAGTATCAATAATAATTTTAGGACTAGCATCTAGCTCTTGTTGGCCGTATCGTTTTAACAATCTTATAAAATAGAGAATTTGTTGAGAATTAAAATTTCTATTAAGAATATGCCACCATTGTTTCTTTTGAGATGGTGGAGAAAGATTAAGACCACAGACTCTAGTTAATTTTTTAAAATCATATTCTTCAAGCTCGGACTCGCTGTTCCAAAATTTAGTTGTTCTAAATCTAGGATCTAAGAGCTCTCGAATATATCTATACATTTTTTCAGCCTGTTTTCTAGTTATCGTTTTTTTATTTGAAATTCTTGTCCAACTTTTAATGGCTTCCCATTGATTTTGATCAAAACATTTTATATCTTCATTGTCTGAAAAATACAACCC